TACAAAGTTTACAGCATCCGTTCCAATTCCACATCCAATCTCGAGTACCCGTTTATTATTCCATTGAGAGAAGTTAGCAAATCCAGGTATATGCGGTTCGACAAAATACTTGCGTTCTTCGACTTCATTAAAGTATTCGACTGTGAACAACTCTTTGTTTGAATGTCGAATATTACATGGTCGCCGATTCCAATATTCTTTGATTTCGTCAAGGGATGCCATGTCTTTCCAGAATATCTAGATATAGTACAACCTACAATATGGGTTTATATACATATTTTACGTATACATATTTATATATACATGAAAATAGGGTAATACCGATATTACAAATGTATATATAATTATTGCGTATTGTAATGATAGTTTACAAAAATAACGTATTAAACATAAATATATTTTTCATATCAAATAGAAGGGTGTTATTCAGAGGCTGTATACTTCGCGGACATTATGCCGTCATTCAAGTATAAGCCAAATAAAAAGATTGTATTAGATGAGAAGAGTATAACGACTCTCGACAATAAGCATCGCGAGATACAGGCAGAGTTTCATACAATTGAAACAGAGGTGATTCCGCGTTTGAAAGAGGAACAAAAAGAGTTAAAGCAACGTCTACGTAAGTATAAGGATGGCGATGAAGAGTCCGGCGACACATCTGTATCACCAAGAGAAAAACGGGTAGACGAAGTACTTGAAATAAAAGACCGACTTAAAGAGATAAAGCAACAGTTAAAAACGTATGATGAAGATTATAAGAATTATTATTTGAACAATAGTCAGTTTATATTCGAATACTTTGAGAATAAGAAAACAATTACGACGGGGGCAAATAAAACGAAGATATTGAACTCGTTTTTTAAGAAACCGGAGGCAACAAAGGTGGAAGAACTTCATATTCTGAATCATAATAACGTTCAAAAATATTTGACAAATATTGATCAGTCATTTATTGATATTAACAAATATGTTTACCCGACAGATGTGTGTCGATTTTGTTCGAAAGGAGAGATGATTGCGGTGGAGAGTGAAGGGATACTCGTATGCAACCATTGTTCGAAGCATGTGATGTTTTTAATTGAGAATGAGAAACCGTCATATAAAGAACCTCCAAAAGAGGCGTGTTTTTATGCGTATAAAAGAATCAACCATTTTCGTGAGATATTGGCGCAGTTTCAGGCGAAGGAAACAACATTAATCCCCGACCAAGTACTAGAGAGTATAAAGCAGCAGATCAAGAAGGAGAGGATCGATATTTCTCAGTTTACGAATAAGAAGGCGAAGGAGATTCTTAAGAAGTTGGGATATAATAAATATTACGAGCATATACCATTTATTAAAGATAAGTTGGGTATTAAGCCACCGATTATGACTCCGGAGTTGGAGGAGAGGTTATGCAGTTTATTTATGGAGATACAAGGGCCATATGCTAAGTACTGTCCGGATGATAGGGTGAACTTTTTGAATTATTATTACACAGTGTATAAACTATGTGAGTTATTAGGGAAGCGCGAGTTTTTGCCGTACTTTCCGATGTTAAAGGACCGTGAAAAGCGTATTGAACAGGATGAAATATGGCGGAAAATATGTGAAGAATTAGATTGGGAGTTTATACCCACGCAATAAGATGTAGAAAATGATAATGATGCGAATGATGCGAATGATGAGAATGATGCGAATGATGATTATACCATCGGGGGGGATACCGTCTGAGTATACATATCTTACCTCAACCGGTGTATAACAATTCTTGTAAGTAATATGATTACAAAATAATTAGGATTTTGAAATCAGTATATGAATCCATTTTTTTATTCACATGTACAATGTAGTCAGATTTACCACCATTGTCCACTGCATGCATCAACGCCTGCCATAACTCCATGATATGTCGCTAACCCGCCGTCAACAACACCCATCAAGTCATTTCCAGACTTGAAGTCTTCATACGACTTATAACCATCCACTCCGGCTTCGATTCCGTTTCCAATAGCACCATCAATGAGACCTCCTGCAACTTCAAGTCCGGTTTCGATGAGTTCTTTATTAACCATTGTATATTACTTATGTACGAAATATACAATACATATAGATAAAATATATGATAGGAAGAGGAAGAGGAGGAGGAAGGAGGAAGGAGGAAGGAGGAAGGAAATGTGCGGGGCTATCTAAAACATTGCAACTAGTTTCCTGGCAAACTCGCGATCACTTGGATAATGTAGTCCGGCAAGAATCCGAGCATTTGCAACTCTTTCTGCTGCTTCCATAATGGCCTGGGTCTTACTTGGGAATCGCCTACACAGTATCTTAGCCAAGTAAAATCCTTGAAATGCATGACCTGACGGATATGATGGAAGAACCGCGGTTTTAGATTCAAGAAGTGTTCCATTCTCTCGGTTAATTATATGTGGGGCCACCATAAACGGTCGCGCTCGATTAAATAAAAACTTCATAAAGAATATAATAAAAACAGGAATGGGGCGGTGAATTATTTTGGTCATTTCTCTCAGCGACATTTCTTCGGGGCGTATAACTGTTTCAAATCCTCTTGCTGGATTAATATCGGTCGTTTGAAAGTGTTCAATATCGGATGGCATGCGTTTTCCTATATAGTCTTTCATAATGATTTCGATCTCTTCTTCATTGTTTGGATAAACTGGGATAGTTGGATACCACCAGTAATAGCTTCGTGGAAGAGCCATGAGAATAACAATATACACAGTCAAGAAGACGACCCATACTCTAAACCGTGACGGGTCACTTTCTTCGAGAGACTCATATGACCGATTTATCTTTTCTCTCCATGAAGAGAGAATCGTCGACTCCTTTTTTGGCTTACTAACAATTCCGACATCGTATAAAGGCCGCATTACACTTTCAGGTATAATAGATGACATAATCATACTATGTAACAATATAAAATAGTATGAATGAATAATTTGGTGTATATACCACAGTCACATTATTTTGCATGTGGCATCTCTCTTCAGGTTACATCATTTACAGACGGAGAGGAGTGGGGAATCCGACGAGGTTAGCGCCGATACCGAATCCAGCGCCGGTTCTGGCAGAAACAGCGAGGCTTGGAACGTATGTATCCAAGATGCTGAATGTAGCGGCAGCGGTCAAGGCAATCAAGGCGACTTCATCGAATGCCAAAGAACGCTTGGGGATAGCGTAGGCAGCGATAGCAACCATGATACCTTCAACCAAATACTTGATTGTTCTCTTAACTAGTTCTCCTAAATCAAAAACTCCAGACATATTGCTTATAATTAATAAAAAGAAAAAAGATTTATTGAAACATAAACCCATTATTACAACTTAAAAGCAAACATCGAAATATATATATAATTCCTACTTACAGTCGGATTCCGTACACTTATATATCTGCGTTTATCTATCGATTTTTAACTTCTTATAGATCTTTATACGAAACAAAGTAGGAATGTCAAGTCAATCATTATCATCTCCCCCAGCTGGGGTCACTCTCCAGAAAACACCTGATGGAAAGGTGAATAGTAAGTATGTCGATTTATTGGATGAAGATAAACCAATTTCTGGACAAAAGTTTGTGTGTTTATCATTTGTTTCTCCAGAACATATTTTGAAGCAGAAGGACCATTTTTATTTTGAGAAGTTTGTGAAGCAATGGGATTTGAATAAGTCAATGGAGAAGTTTGTGCAGTTTCTAAACTTCATGGCATATAAGAACCATCTTGACTTTGATAAGGTCATGGCTGACTTTCAGGAGTTTTCAAAGGAGGAGAAGGAGCAACTTGAAAAGACGAACATTTACGACGAGTACAAGACATTTGTAGATAATAATGAGGAGAAGTTGGATGAAGAGTTTGGTAATGCTCATGAGTTTCAGACTTCTGTTCGTGGGTTGAAGGTGCGTGGCGTGTTTCCTACTCAGAAGGAGGCCGAACTTCGTTGTCAGATGTTGCGCGAAGTTGACCCGAACCACGACATTTTTGTCGGGCCAGTGGGTTCATGGGTTCCATTTCATCCGGAGGCATATAAGACTGGTCGCGTTGAGTATATGGAGGAGACACTAAACCAGTTGATGGCTGAGAAGAAGAAGAATGAGGAACAGGCGAAGGTTGAGTTTGAGAAGCGTGTTAGAGAGACGAAGCTTAAGGCGATCGAAGAGAATAAGAAGTTGGCGGAGAAGAGTGGAAATAAATTGACTCAGATGGTGACGGATGATGGCAACTTGGTTGGTTTGAGAAGTAAGATGAGTGATGGGGATGAAGGAGAGGAAGAAAGTCAGACAATGACGGTTGATGAGATTAAGAAGGAGTTGTTTGAAAGCGATGATGTCGTGATGGATAAGAATAATGATCGTGGCTTGTCTAGGTTAACGGAGCGTCAGGGATAATACAAGTATACATAGTAACCATACAATTGATGTAACATATATCATATCAATTGTGAGATGAAGTAATGTAATGTATGCAATGCAATTCAATGTAATAATTGTCACGCTGACTTGTACTATTGATTCATGTTGCATACGATCCATTTAGAACATGGGTTGTCAATGAATATACAGTACCGGTATGAAGTAGTACAGTGGAATAACTGAACATACTAGGTGATATGACAAGTATATCCGAGCCAACTAACTGAAAAAAGTAGTTTCCTTTGAGGTTCAACCTTCTCGATAAATTGGGGGTCTAAATTGTAATTATGTTCTACTTTTGTTGGTGGATTATACACGTATGTTCTTTGTTTTTCTTCTATAAGAAGGATACTTTGGATGTATGTTCGATATTGTGACCCAACCCGTCCATTGTATTTATACAAGTTGCGTATGTTACCATACCAAAATATGCACTTATATAATGTTGTGAATATTTTGGTATAACGTATTTATTATGTTTATGGAGCAGGTTCCGATGCAGGGTCACTAGAAGGTGCCGGCGCAGGGTCACTAGAAGGTGCCGGTGCAGGGTCACTAGAAGGTGTCGGTGCAGGGTCACTAGAAGGTGTCGGCGCAGGGTCACTAGAAAGTGTCGGTGCGGGGTCGCTAGAAGGTGCAGGCGCAGGGTCGCTAGAAGGTGCAGGTGCAGGGTCGCTAGAAGGTGCAGGTGCAGGGTCGCTAGAAGGTGCAGGCGCAGGGTCACTAGAAGGTGTCGGTGCAGGGTCACTAGAAGGTGTCGGTGCAGGGTCACTAGAAGGTGCCGGCGCAGGGTCACTAGAAGGTGCCGGTGCGGGGTCACTAGAAGGTGCAGGCGCAGGGTCGCTAGAAGGTGCCGGCGCAGGGTCGCTAGAAGGTGCCGGCGCAGGGTCGCTAGAAGGTGCCGGCGCAGGGTCGCTAGAAGGTGCCGGCGCAGGTGCAGGGGCCGACTCTTCAACAACCGGTGCAGGAGGAGGAGGAACAGGCACCCATGGTAAAGGAAGAGTTACAATAGGAGGGGTCAGTTGTTGACGAATGGTTTCACACAAGTATGTCTTGTAACCAGTGACATCGATCATGTGAGAGAGCCATCCTTCAACAGTATCTTTCTGTAGCTGTTCATACGGAACGAAACTTTCGGGAGCAGGATTTCCTAAAGAGTTCGAACCATACACATCACATGTATATGATTTACCGGTAGCAGCATCAGTATAGTCAGCACGATATCTCCAATGAATATTCTTCACAACGTTTGTAAGACCATCTAATGATGGAGCCACATCGAGAGATGAAATCACCCAAGAGAATGAAACATCTTCAACAGTAATTGCAGATGACATAGTAAATATATACATTGAACATAAAAAATAAAAACATATTTTACGCCGCAACACTCCATCGCGATTATTATAGTTACCACTTCGACTTTTTCACATTTATTTTCGGTCCAGCACCCTTCTTCTTTACATTCGCTGGATCGTACGACTCTTCTTCTTCATCGGATCCAATTTCTTTCGACATCTCCCAGAACTCCTTTGATCCAAGTTTAAATGGTCCATGGGTTTGCGCCTTGTACCAGAAAATCTGGTCCTGAAGTTTATTTGACTTGGCATTATTATTTATTACCAAACATTCATAATTCTCTGTACATTGATCCATCACTTGACAGAAGCTCTCGAATGTCGGAAACATACCGGCATAGTTGTCATAGATTCTCTTGCGATTTGCTATGTATGGCTCTCGCAAAATAAAGACATAATCAATATTCGTACGAAGGTTTGGCGGAATACCGAGAGGATACTGCATCGTAATGATAAGCATGATTTTCCAGTGCCTACCATTCATAAATAATAGACGCATCATAATATCTTTCGTCCATTTACTATCGTATAAACAATCGTCTAACACAACAAATGTTCTCGGATCAATTGACGACTTTTTATACATCTCAATCTCTTTCTTCATCTGTTTCAAAACAACCTTTTGTCGTTTAAGAATGTTCTCAATAATTGCCGAGTTATATGCATCATGAATAAATAGTTTTGGTACATGTTCTGCAAAGAAACCGTTCCCTGCTTCTGTACCAGATATAACGGTACCAATTGGAATGTCTTGATGATAATACATAAGGTCTTGTACAAGAAAACTTTTACCGGTGTCACGACGACCAATGAGTACGATAACTGGACCTTTGTTTTCATCAGGACGGAAACTAATTGATCTCATATCAAACTTTGATAACTCTAGGTTCATTTTTGTTAAAAATGGGTAGTATATAATGATTATGATATCTATACAATGAATATGATACCTATATAATATATTTTATTCAAACGTATTACGTATGATTGAATAAAACTGTTTAACAATTTGTATATTATATAATCTTAGACGTGGCGGTTCTTAGACTTGCGGCAGAAAGAACGCTTGGAGCCAGCAGCGCGCTTGCAACCAGAGGTGCGGCGGCAAGTGGCAGCGCCGAGCTTACGGCAAGGAGAAGAGCGAACGCGAGCAGCGTAGACCTTCTTTGTAGAACGAAGAGCAGAGGACCTTGAGCGAGTGAGAACCATTGTGTATGTTTTTATATATTAATTCAAGAAAAAATATTAACACCATTATTTTTAATACCATGGTATTTTTACTAAATAACTTAGCGCATCAACATAACATAAGTTGTAGCCAATAGAATAGTACCCGTTCAAAACAACAATAAAATATCTATATAGGATTCATATCAAATATTATATACACGTGAATCTTATTGTTTGATACACATTACACTCTAAAATACCATTCATCCATAAAATATGATCGCCCCACTATCGTCAAACACATTTTCACCTAAAGAGTATTCATTATTTTATCGCAAAGCCCGACTTCTTCCATCAACAACTTTAGAGAATCCAACAACGAAGCTCTCGAATATTCAAAACTATGTTCCGATTTATTCAAGATTCTTCTCGATTAACGAAACGAACTATAACACCATCCAACTAAACCAGCATTATTACATTCATTCAATTTTAGGAACAACAACTCCTGAAACAACCTCTTTTGACGAAGATGCCCCAGAAACATATAATAATCTCATTGGCAAGGATTCAACATATAATAACATTGAAGCATGTATAACAAGTGACGATGTAAATGGTGGAACTGGACCAATTATGAACGTTCCGATTTTTGTGAAATATTCACCATTACTTGATCCAGTGAAGTATCTCTCTGGAAAGTATAATACAAGCGATCCGACACTTACAGAGCTACCATCATATTCATCAACAAAGACAACTTGTCATCCAAAGGTAATTGACCCGAATAACTCTGCATATATCGATGCATTTTTCTCATATTTAACGAGTCAGACGTTGCATCATCATGGTGTTGTACATGGGTTGGATTATTATGGGACGTATTTATGTCATCAAAGCGAGTTTATGGTTAATATATTTGATGATATTGAGCATTTGAGTCAGTCTACATTTTTTAACAATCATAAGAATGATTTATTTACATTAGAGTGTCCATTCGATGAAGATACTATGTATAACCAAGAGAATGGGTATAGAGAGGATGGTACACGGGAAAACAAGAATAAGAAGAAGCTTGTCATATTGGATGATGTGGATGATGGTACGAATGCGGATGTAGGATTAGAACCTAGACGAGGGGATAGCGATATTAACCTTGATATAGACTGTATCCCATATGGTGGTTCAAATAATGCGGATACACAAACTAGTATAAGCATAAATGATGTACGTCTTGAGTCGGACTTATGTGAACTTGATAGTTGTATAGTGCATGATAGTTCAGATTATCTGGTTGATATGTTGTCGACTGCATCTAGTCTTTCATGTTCATCTAGGTCGTCGGATACATCATGTAACAGTGACAGTAACAGTGACAGTGAAAATGATGGAGAGAGCGACAGCGACAGGGATAGCAACCAGGATAGCAACCAGGATAGTAACCAGGATAGTAACCAGGATAGCAACAGTGATGTCACAAGTAATAGTAAAGAAGGTAGTAGTTGCAGTGAGGATGATGATGATAGCTACGATGAAGAAGAGAAGGTGATCGCAAAAATAAAAAACTTTCCAGTACAAGCAATATTCCTTGAAAAATGTAAAAACACACTTGATAGTTTGATGATGGATAACGAATTAACACATGATGAATGGTGTTCCATCTTATTGCAAATCATTATGACGTTGACAATTTATCAAAAGATGTATTCATTCACACACAATGACTTGCATACAAATAACATCATGTATATTGAAACTGAAGAAGAGTATATATATTATTTGGTGGACGGGCAGTATTACAAGGTCCCTACCTTTGGGCGTATATTTAAGATTATTGATTTCGGTCGTTCCATTTACAAGTTCAAGGGGGTTCTTATGTGCAGTGATAGTTTTCATATGAATGGCGATGCATCAACTCAATACAATTTCGAGCCATATTTTAATAATAAGAAACCACGACTTGAGCCAAACTATAGTTTTGATTTGTGCCGTCTTGCATGCTCTCTGTTTGATTATTTTATCGATGATCACCGAGAGACAGAGAAGTTATGTGAAGACGATGAGATTATTCGTCTTATTGTAGATTGGATAACGGATGATAAGGGTAGAAACGTATTATATAAATCGACTGGAGAGGAGAGATATCCCGACTTTAAGTTGTATAAAATGATCGCACGATCAGTACATAATCATATTCCAAAGAATCAAATATCGAATCCATTGTTCGATGAGTTTAAAATTACTCAAGCGAAATATGCGAAGCTCTCAAAGTTGGCGAATAAACGAGGCCCGGCTACTACAGGTACCAAGGGACTGATATTTATTAACATTGACGACCTCCCATCATACATTGAATAATAAAAAAAAGGTGTAAAAACATAATTTTGTTAGAAAATAGATCATCTCTTTTATCTATTTTCTCTCATTCTCTCGTTTACTTAGAATCCGGAAGATGGAGTATGAGCAATTGTATCCCATTGATACATTGGTTCCAACACAAGATATGTTCAATGAGGTATGCGAGAAAGGGTGTATCGCCGATGCGAAGAACATATATTGTAGTAATACACATGATGTTATACAACCTCTCAAGGCTGCATGTGAACAAGGGCATTTTGATATCGTAGTTTGGTTATTTTCGCTTATTCAAACGATGGAAACGATGTCAAATATTATTCTAGAAATATTCAATATTGCATGTTATAATGGACAATATAAACTGGCAAAGTGGATATATAATAATGGATGTAGTCACGGACATAATCATATAATTTCATTGTATGAATACGGTAAAACATTGAAATACTGTATTGCATCCCAGAATATCGACCTAATAAAATGGGTTCTCTCATTAAAGAATGTTATTATAAATAATCAAATGAATGATAATTATTCAAATGAAGAAGTAATCGTGCGAAATATCATCAATGTAAGTATTATGAATTGTTTTACTAGAGCGTGTTTGACCGGAAATATACGTGTTATGAAGATATTATATAGCGATGCATTCGCCGTTATTCTCTCATCCTCATTGCTTGATACTATCATTCGTAAACTATATAATACACATACGAATGTTCGACAAGTTGCGACCTGGTTATTCAAGATAAACCCGACGATGGACCTACGAGAGAATGACGATGCATTATTCCGTCTCTCATGTAAACACAACAATATATCTCTTGCCAAATGGCTTAAGAGTATGTATCCGAGAGAATATACTTTTACTTTTAAAAAATCAGAGAATGTGATAACTGACTATTATATATTGAATAGTTTACCTGTAAAGGATGGTAGTGTAAGAACCATAACTCATGCTATAGATATCGAATGCCGGGATGAAGCATGTTTGATTTGTAGAGAGAATACACCCAATGTTATAACATCATGCTCTCACTTGTATTGTTATAATTGTATTGACCGATGGTATTCGAAACAAAAAACATGTCCT